ATCGTAATTCACCCAAAGTCAAGGTCAATGCCTTAGCACTGGATGTATTGGGAATTCCACGAAGATGAATTCCAACAATTGAACTCTTCGCAAAAGAAGAAACCAACAAAGCTCCGCACATACCGGTAAAAGTATGATAAGGGGCATGGTAATGATAACCTGTTCCCCCCGCTTCAGAATTACGAATCCAATTGGCACGAACAACATCATCTACTAAGTTGCCATCTGCATGACGATAAAGCAAATGAGCACTCCCAGAAACTGTAGTAGTTTCCGGAAATAGATGAGTAATATCAGCCATTGGACCACCAGATGGAATATTGACGATACACAAATCCTTGCCAGGAATTGGTGTCATCGCTGCAATACTAACATATCCCTTGAAAGTAGAATTCAACTGCATGGGATCTCCTTTAGTCACCAACACCTTCATATCTTTACGATTCTTAAAGATGTGTAATGGTAACAAATAAAGAGTTCCGCCAAGAGCAAGTACATCACAAGATTGTTGAAAATTATTCTCTACCAATTTAATATGGAAGAGATTCTTCTTAACCTTACTCAAAACTTGATCTTCAGTCATATTCGTATTCTTGTCAGAAACATGAAGTTCAGCAGCAACTGGGGTAGCCCAAGGATTAATCTCCTGATCACGTTTCTTGATCTCCTCTACAGACGTAGGTGCCAAAGCACTCTGAGTCTTATGAGTAGATCGTAGAAACAACACACAAGAGTAGAGCAAACGTCCAACAATACAAACAGAGAAGAATTGAACTGCTTTGCTTTTACGCAAAGAAGCAAACAAATCTGTTGTAATGATTCGACTATTCGCTAAACGTGTGCACATATCATTACGCCATGCAGCGAGTGTGCTAAAATACATATTCAAAAACAGTACTAAGAAAGCACTGAAATAAAAGAATGTAAGAGTTTCTGTCACACCTAACATGATCATAATGATAAAAAATATCGAGGAGCAATCCCGACGCGCTTGGCGTTCCAAATCCAGAAAATCATTGTAATGATACATCATATACATTTTCTGGACAAGAGAACACCTAACAACACACTCAGGTACACAAACAACAATATTGCTCAAAAGTGCGTTCATCTGAGACATATTGGTCTGAATAAAATCAAAAGAAAATTCAGAACCAGCCTGTTTCTCATGCTCGCACTTACACAAATCCGCAGCACGATTACAACCTGAGCAATAAGATCGAGAAGAAACCAAACTTTGTCCCTTATCAACAATCTGCCTCTGAACATCAAAGTGTCGCTCACAACGACTCGTTAGATACTCTAAAGCAGAATTGATTGAAATGGGACTGGTTTCAGTTCCCCCAAAAGCAGGTTTCAACATAAGGGCTTTGTTATTCTCATCTGGGAGATAAACATGTAAGGCCCAAACATCTGTCACCAATGACGACTTTGGAAATGACGTCATGGCACGATAAGAATCCAACCTACCATCATCTGTAGCAAACTCTGGTTTGACTGTCACACGAATGTGAACATCACCACGCCGTACAATAGAAAATGGTTTAATGGACCCTAAACGACCATGTTGAACCAATGGAGCATTACTAGTGACAACCAGTACCTTAGGTCGAACTTCAACTTTTCC